GGGAAGTGCCGCGCAATGTTCACCATCCTTTGATTCGTTTCCTGCAGAGGTTGAATCGACGTCTCTCATGAGACATTATCTTTTCTTCCAATGCTTGGACCTGGTTAACGAGCCGTTTTCTAGAGGAAATGACTCGTCTTTCCTTCGAATCCCTGGATGACGCTGGTACCATAAGGGCGAGTTCCCATTGCAATGCCAGATCTCCGATCTCCTTGCTCAGGTCTCTGACTTGTGCACGGATTTTGTCGATCTTCTTTGTAATGAGATCTTCTTTCCATATGAACCAGTTTGGTGGAGGTTCAACGAGGTTAGGCTGCTGAGTTCGATAGAGTTGCTCTCTAGCTTTCTCAGCTACCATTACGTCGTTGAATTGTTCTCGTAGTTTGTGTTTGGCGAGGAGCTTTAGGGCTTTCTTTCCAGTCATGGGCTGCGCAGACAGCCAACGCCGAGAGAGTAATGAGATTTGTCTCTTTATTCTCTTACCTGTAGAGAATACACTAGTCCTCTTCTTCGTTAGCACTTTACGTTGGAGGCCATATGCGGCTGCGTGAGCGCGAAGGAATATTGCTCTCGCAATATCCTCCGCGCCAGACGTAGTCGTGTTGGCTTCTCCTACAGAGCTACCAATCTCTGTAGTGCTGATAGTCTTCATTACTTCTTTAACTTGTTCTTGAACGAGTTTTTGAAGTGGTGCGGCTATTTGGTTCGACCAGTGGTAACGGAGTCCCAGAGTCTGGGCTCGAACGTCACTAGTCTGTTGAGTTAGGATTACGGCTGCTGCCTTCCGGAAGGCGATCGGTGCTTGCATCGGTCGCCCAAGGAGGCCAGCGCCGCCTAGTTCTTTAGGCCAGTACAACGGTATGCCTGCATTCTTTAGACGATTTATGGTTCCGGAGTTGAAGACTTCCAGGAGCCTATAAGCCGTCTGACGGTGCCGGCCACGTGAGTTGTCACGTACGTTTTCGAAAGCAGCACTCAACCGGAGAAATCCGGGCTGAGTGTTTGGCGCAATGTTCCCAGTTACGCCTTTGCCTTTTGCGAAAAGGACCGTTGACGCGGGGATTCTCTCTATCCTCTTAAAAACGAATTTTCGTTTCGAATCATCGATACGGTAGGCTTGCTCCGTGAAAACGGTGCGATCTACGTACTCGAACTGTTTCGATACATTGAATTCCAGACCTGCGCTCTTCAGAGAACGAAAGAATTCTTTCTTCTCGCGCTGGTTTACATAGAGGACAGAGTCATCCCCGTGGACGAACGCGCGGGCCGGTTTAGTGAGGTTACTCCTTGCATGGACAGTGTTCCTGTAAAGGATTGTATCCTGCTTTTTAGCAATCACTTCCGCCCTTCGAGCCGCCCAGATATTGAGGAAGCATAAGCATGCGAATGCGTAGGGCATTCCCATGAGTTCTCCTCGAGTAGAATTAACGTGCTGCTGTGGAGTAGCACCTTTTGGATACTCTAGCCCTACGGCGGAGCAACACTTGACTGCGAAGTCAGTGTTACGCTGATCCCAACCGAGGCCAGCCCCGACACCGCGCATTATCGCTTCGGCGACTTTGTGGGGTATCAGGTCTGAGGCTCGTGAGAGGTCAGCGCCGATGAGTTTTCGGTATGGGTTCCTAGCCCATTTTACGTTTATCTCATCGAGCTCTTTGCCCTTTAGCTTAAATTGTGTTTCTCGTACTGTCTTTAAGACAGATAGCAATGCAATGTTGATCGCTTTGCTTGCAACGAGTTCCGGTTCTGACGATTTTGTGACGACTCTAGTCTTCAACCCTCTGGCAACAGAGGGATCGTCGAGAACGACAATTTTCGCTTTTAAGGCGTAGGATGTCTTAAGGACCTCCTTACGGAGTTCCTCAGAGATGAGAACAGAAAGAAACTGATCGTTCGCTATTTGCGGTATCTTTGCATTCATTGCAAAGACCGTACGGTCTGCCGGATCAGCTCTCTTCTTAAGCATTCGCGACAAGAAGAAGTCCCGATCAGGCTGGCGCTTTTCGTAGTCAAATGTCTGACCCTTGCTAATCAGGTATAATACCCGTTTAACACGGTTGGACGCTGCGAAGGCGACGCGGTCGTTCAGTGTATCTTTCTTTATGCTGGCCTCTTTCGTCATGAGGTAGTCCTTGGTCAACGACATTAACTCGGCCATGAAGGCCCAGTTGCCTTGGTCATTCCTGGAGTAATTCAGGGATGCACTCAAGGTAGTCGTTGGCGGGAATGCGAGTTCCTCTAGGTAGCTAGCGCTTAACTTGTTGCGCTCTTTTGCTTTAGCAGAAATGCTTTTGCACATGTAGTAAAGCTCGTCTAAGACGTTAGTGCTTACTTTGACTTCACTTGTGTAGTCATCGTAGTGCTGCCTAATCGCTGCGGCTTTGCCGCCGGGATTAGGTGGTAGCGATCTGCCTAAGGAACCAAGTTTCCAGAACTGCCCCATCGTAGGAGACGAAAAGGCCCCCATCAGAACAGAACGCATCAATGGTGTTTTCTGTGTATTCTCTATAGCGCAAGACTGACAGTCTCTCGAGAAGGACTTGAGAAATTTCGCAGCGGCGAACAACGATCGATTCCTGGCGATCGTCATGACCCGTTGAGTCATCCTCAGGTAACCCTCGATAGCTTCCCTATGCATCCTAAGGTTAAGATTGTAAGATCTAAGACCGAAGGCTAATGCGTAGGAGGCGAATAGACTGTCTATCAAGCGTTGGACTCCACCAACAAATGCATGCTGCCCAGTAGCGGGAGCTAAAGGTTTACCCTTAATAGGGTACACCTTACGTGCAACTTTACTAACAGGGACTTTTGTTAGGCCGGTTGCGATCATCTTAAGAGAAATGAGTTTCGCAAACTCTTTTCTCTTAAGAATCGCGGCTATGTCTTCCAATTTTCTTGGGAGTACGAC